GCAAAGTCTTATCTTGCGGCGCATAAGCGCGAATAGCCTTGCAAGATCCAGCCTTGTAGGCGTACCGACCTTCAAAGCAGGCGCCGTCACCTTGGGAAGAAAAGCCGCTCCACCATATGCAAGGTTTTTGACGCGTACCGCCACCCATAAGACGCACGCCGCGCGTCTTGAGGTCTACGCCGAGAATATCGGCAATTTGGCGCGCGTCTTCAATGACGCAATCGCCGTCAAAGTCTTCACGCGCGCTTTGGCGCCACCACTCGCGCGCGCTTTCTTTCGCGCGTTCTGACAATTCTTCAAAGGTGAAGACAGTCTTTTCTACAACTCTTAGGCGCGGCATGGCGGATCCTTTCAAGTGTTGATCAGGTCGACGAAACAAGCGACGCCGCGCGCCTCAAGTGTCCGCTTGGCGAAATTGGCGATATTCAGGCAAGAGGCGGAAAAGCCTTCTGTCAGAACATACGGCGCGGCATTGCGGCGCAAGTCGCCTGAGTGCGGCGATAGCAACGGCAGAATGGCCCAAACGGCTTTAGGCATGGCGGATCCTTTCAAGGGCTGGCCTATGGTGCTGCGCCACGGGGGCGCAGGGCGATAGGTCACGCGTTCAATTTGCAATGTCCAAAGGTGTCGCGGTACGCCTTGCCAGCGTTCACAAGGCGCGCCTCAAGGTCGGTCAAGGCAGCGACGGCCGCGCGATAGGCGGTCTGTACAGGTTCAGGCGCGGCCGCTAGGCAATCGTTAAACCTAGTGTCTTGAGTAGCCGCGAAAGAGTAGACGCGGAATTCTGTCTCGAAGACTAGCATTTGCGCGTTATGGTGCTGTAGTTTGTCGGCTTTGGTTGCTTTGGGCATGACGGGCTTTCCTTGTTTGGCGGGGTCAAATGGCGGTGGACGCGACAGCGGCCGCCCTCAGCGCGCGAAGCGCGGCGGTCAGCTTAACGCGGCCGTCAGTATCGCGCGGCGCGGCGTCACGCGCGTCATAGTAGCTTTTCCACGCTTGCGTGGGGCAATGGATGCCAGAAGCGGAAACAAGATCAGCGGCGGCGCGGCGGTTGCGCGCGGCGGTGATTAGTTGCATCGGATCCATTTTGTTTATCCTTTGTGTGTCGGTGTCTGTAGTCACTTCATACAGGTGTGTTACACCCTTTGCAAGCGGATTTTGTCGGGTTTGTATGATGATTTTGCGCCAACTTGACAGTGTCAAGTTGCAGGATCAGGCGAAGTGTGTAACACTTTTTACCGGATGGTAAAAAATAGGATTGGGGATGATGCGAAGAAACGGTCGCTTAACACAAGCCGAAGGGACTTTTGTGGCGCATATGGCCGCCACGGGCGACACCGCCTATGCGGCCGCGAAAGCTGGTTACACGCAACCGGGTAGGGAAGGCGGCCGCCTTCTCGATCGGCCGCTAGTGCGGGAAGAGGTTCTCCGGCTTCAGATGGAAAGGCTAGTCGGGGAAGGTGTCCCGGCCGCCCTAAACTGCTTGCTGGAGATAACAGGCAATCCGAAAGCGCCGGCCGGGGCCAGAGTGCAGGCCGCCAAGGTCCTGATGGATAAGGCCGGGTTTGGCATATCCGATGCAATGCAAGGCAAGGAACCACATGAGATGTCACCGGGGGAATTGGCGGAAGCAATCGCCAAGCTGGAGGCAATGGCGGCCGCGAAGGCTGCACCGATCGGGCCAGGGCCAGACGTTTTCGATTGATTGTGCGCAATGCGCGCGCAACCTAACCGCCTAACCTATTGATAAGGCTCAAGTGTCAACTGTCTAGGTTAGACAGTTAGGCGGCCAGGCCGCGCCCTGCCCCCGCGCGCGCCGGCCGGGCCGCCGCACCCCCGGCCCCCAGTCCGCCCGCTTCGGCGGAAACTGCATCGGACGCCCGGAGAAATTTGCGCCCCGCCGATACTTCGGGACGCCGTGTCCTCCGACGTCCAGCCCTATCTCTGACGCGGCGCCGTGTCCTCCGACGTCCAGCCCTATCTCTGACGCGGCGCCGTGTCCTCCGACGTCCAGCCGTATCGTCGTTAAGCCGCATCGCCGCAGCGCCGCACCGGCCCGACCAGTCGCCCCGCGCTCAGACCCGTCTCGCTTGCTTTCTGTATGATTTGTAGGCATATTTGCCGCGTCGTATCAGACAAGCCCATGCCAGCCCCAACGTCACCCGAAGAGGCCGCGCGCCGGCACAAAGCCATCGCTGCGGCCAAAGCGTCGGGCGTCAAGAACCCCTACACAATCGCCGCCGAAGCCTTGGGCATGTCCGTTCTGGTCGGCGACGAAACACCGGCACTATTTCAGTGGCCACGAGCATCGGTTCAAGTCCGAGGACCTGGGGCCGCTCGTTGTGGAGGTTTTGCGCGCTTTTTGCCCGCCCGACAGCTTCGGGTCGCGTTGGGCGTCGCGCCGGGCCATGCAATCGGTGACGTTCCATCGCGAGGACGGTCTGGTGCAGCGGAATTACGACCCGGTGACGCGCTTAGGTCAAGTTTGAACGCTTGATTGTTCCGGTTTCAAGCCTTTTGCCTTGACGGAAGTGGGGTTGTTTTTTGTCTGAAATGTCTGGTATAGTCGGCCAACATTTACTTTGGGGGCCGACATGGCGATTTCACCCGTTACCCTTGCGCTCACCGGCACCTACGTCTGTTTGAACTCCGCTTCTGCGGCTTCTGGTTCGGTGTCGGTGTACCCGATCGACGGGGACATCTGGCTTCAGTGGGGCGCTACGACGACGCTTCCGACGAATGACGCCGGGGCCATCCCGCTCGGGCCGGCTGGCCAAGGCGCGGCAGTGATCAATCAGACTTTGGCCGCGTTGTGGCCGGGCGCTGCGTCTCCTGCGTATCTGTTCGCCCGGACGAAGAGCGGCGTCGGCGGCAACGTGGCGGTGTCCTGTGCTTAATGGATTGCGCGCACTGAACGGCCTGTCAGGGCTGCGATCTAGAAGCGGAAGCCAAGTTCGTTCCGTAGACATTTCTGGCGCAGAACTTGTCACGAACGGCAAGTTTCCGACCGATCTGACCGGATGGACTGATGGCAGTTCGGCGGGCGGGGCTATCTCGTGGGTCGCTGGTAAGATGCGGGCCACAAATACCACCGGAACAGCTAGAGGCCAGCAGTCCGTCGCTGTCACAAGTGGGCAGCGGTATGCTTTCTTTGCCCAAAATACCGGAACCGTGGCAGGCTCTGTTGCGCTCAGCAGTAGCGGCTTTGGGGCGTCCGAATATCTGAACTTTGCTACAAACGGCGCAATCGCTGCACAGGCGGGGGTGACGGAATTCACGGCGACGACTGCAACAACATTTATTCAACTTGGGCAAGGTGTTGTCGGATCGTCAAACTGGGATAACGTTTCGCTGCGGAAGCTGACGCCTACTGTATTTTCTACGGGCCGCGTGTTTTCTGACGATTTCAGTGTCAAGCCTGATGGGCCACTTGATACTACGCCGGACGGCCTGCTTTGGAGAAATATGGCACCTCAGAATGGAGTGCATGTCTATCCCTACATTGCCAGCGGTAAGCTGGCAGTCACTGCATCGGGGGATGCGTCTGGCACGACTGCATCATATCCCTATCTCAATTTTGGTACGGGGAAAGTCGCGTCAATCTACTGCGATATTCAATGGCCTGCATCTGGATCAATCGCCATGATTTCAGTGCAGCCGACAGGTACTCTTCTGACCGTCTCCAACATTACCACAAATTCTTTGCATATCGTCTTCACTGATACGAAGGTGGATATAACAACCTACGTTTCCAGCGCCGCTACAACTGAAAGCGTAAATTACGGCGCAGCTTGCGTTTTGGATGGCCGTACATATGCGAATGTTGGCTGGTCATTGAACGGCAGCACCTTAGTCATTCGCCTGCCGGATGGCACGTCTATCACGCGGACGGACAGTAAGTTTTCTCAGGTGCAAGGCTCATGCGGTGTTGTCGAACACTTTTACCAGACGGCAACGCCTGGCCCTGTGACGGTCAGTAAAGTATCAATGGGGTTGGGCTGATCGGCGTGAATAGCTGGCTCGTCCCCTGCATCATCCTCGGCGCTGCGGTGTGGGCCGTGGCGTTGTGGCACGTAGTTTAAGCGAAAGGACGCTCCGATGGACCCGCAGAACCTCTTCAATATCGCAGCGGGTGTCGCGCTGGCGGTCGTCGGATGGCTGGCCCGCGAACTGTGGAGCGCCGTGAAGGCTCTTCGGACGGACTTGCAAAAGTTGGAAGTGTCGCTGCCCACCAGCTACGTCGCCAAGGCCGATTTCAAGGACGCTTTGGACAAAATCGAAGCCGGCCTTGACCGGATTTACGCGAAATTGGACGGAAAGGCCGACAAGTGACCTACTCCCTCGGACCCCGCAGCCGCGCCAATCTGATCGGAGCCCACCCGGACCTGATCCGCATTGTGGAAGGGGCCATCGTCCTGTCCACGGTCGATTTCGGCGTCACAGGCAAGGCCGTGCGGACGCCGGAAGAGCAGCACGCGCTGTTCTTGAAGGGCGTCACGCAGAAGGACGGCTACAAGAGCAAGTCCAACCACCAGCCGCACGAAGACGGCTTCGGTCACGCGGTGGATTTGACGCCGTTCGTGGACGGCAAACCGATCGTAACGGAAGCCGCGTGGGGCCTATACCCGGCCGTCGCGTCGGCCATGAGCCAGTCCGCCAAAGCCCTCGGGCTGGCCAACCGGCTGACGTGGGGCTGCAACTGGTTTGAGACGATGGACCGCTATGGCAGCGCCCCGTCCGACATGCAGGACGCGCTCAATCGGTACAAACGGAAACACCCAGGCCCCGATTTTGTCGACGGGCCGCACTTCCAACTGTCTTGAAAGGACACAACCATGAGTGCTGAAGAAATCGGCGGCGTCGTCCGCACCATCGCGGCCGCAGGCTTTGGCGTGCTGGTCGGCAAAGGCATCATTGACGCGGCCACCGCGACGGCCCTCGGCGGGGCAGTCGGCACCATCGCGATTGCGATCTGGTCCGTCTGGTCCAAGCGCCGCGCCGCCTGATGTGGGCGGTAGTTCTTGCCATCTTGCGGGCTATCGGGGGCGTCCTGATAGCCCGGCAAGGGCGGCAAGCGGCAGAACTGCGCGACCTGAAACAAGCGGAGCAAATTCATGTGGACGCTGCGGCCTCTCGCAAGCCTATCGCTGATCCTGATACCGTCTTGCGCGCCAGTGGGCGGCTACGCGACTAGCGCCGTTTGCGCGGAACTGCGCGCCGATCTGCCGTCGTGGTCGTCGCACGACACCGCGCAATCGCGCGCAGAAGGGGCGCGGTTTGTGACCACGTTCTCCGCGATTTGCGGGTAGGAGAACACTTTGCCTGATATGCGCCGCGTCAACCCGAAGACCGGGCTCCGCTACGGTTTCGAAGCCGAGCAAGCGGCGAAGAAGGCTGCCGAGCCCTCGGACGCGGACATCGGCAAGGCCCTGACGCTGATGAAGCGCCAGCAGAAGATCCACGCCGCGCGGGATCATTTGCTGGACTTCACTGAGTTCACGATGCCCGACCCGGCGCACCCGAATGACGCGACGAAGTCGTCTTACGAAGCGGCGCAGTTCCATCGGGAAGTGGCCGCGGCGCTGGAGGCCGTAGAACGCGGCGAAATCCAACAGTTGATTTTTGCGATGCCCCCTCGCCACGGTAAAACCCAACTCGCCACGAAGAGTTTTGCCGCCTGGATGAGCGGCCGGCACCCGACGTGGAATTTGGCCATTGCCTCGTACTCAGACACGATGGCCGAGGACATGGGCGCCGACACGCGGTCGATATTGACCTCCGCGCAATTCAAGCAAGTCTTCTCCGGGTATTCGCTGCGGCGTGGCGGCTCGGCCAAGGCCAACATCCAAACCGCAGCCGGGGGCCGTTTGGTGTTCGTCGGTCGCGGCGGGGCGCTGACGGGTCGGGGTGCAGATTGCCTACTCATCGACGATTTGTACAAGGACCACGAAGAGGCCCGGTCGCAGACGATCCGGGATCAAGCGTGGAACTGGTTCACGAAAGTCGCGATGACGCGCCGGATGGGCCGGAAGCTGGTGATCATCACTATGACGCGCTGGCACTCCGACGACATCATCGGCCGGATCACTGACCCGGAGAACCCTTGCTACAACGCCATCGAGGCGAAGAAGTGGAAGATCATCCGGCTCCCGGCTATCGCCGAGGAAGAGGATCCGCTCGGCCGCGCCGAGGGCGAGGTTCTGTGGCCGGAACGCTTTGACCTGGACTTCATGCAGTCGCAGCAGCGCCTTGACCCGCTCGGCTTCGCGGCCCTGTACCAACAGCGGCCAACGGTGGCTGATGGCGTGCTGTTTCGCCGCGAGAACCTTCAGTTCTACAAAATGTCCGATCTGCCCGAGGATCTGCGGATTTACTGCGCGTCGGACCACGCTGTCGCAACTGGCCAGCGGAATGACTACACGGTCTTGCTGAAGGTCGGCATAGACCGGCAAAACAACATCTGGCTCTTGGACTGCTTCCGCGCCAAGGTCCCGACCGATCAGGCCGTGGAGGCGATGCTGGCGATGGCTGGCGGCAAGCAGCGGCCTTTGCTCTGGTGGGCGGAACGCGGCCACATCTCCAAGTCCATCGGGCCGTTTCTGCGCAAGCGGATGGACGAGACGGGCACCTACATCAACCTCGTCGAAGTGACGCCGGTTGGCGATAAGGAACAGCGCGCGCAATCTATCGCAGCGCGCGTCGCAATGGGCAAAGTCTACCTGCCGAGCGAAAAGCCGTGGACTGAAAAGATCGTCAGCGAGTTGCTGGCCTTCCCGAACGGAATACACGATGACGCGGTGGACGCTTTGGCGTATATTGGCCTTGGATTGCAAAGCCAATTCGGCCCCGGCCGGGATCGGGCGAAGGAAGAAAAGGCCAAGCGCCCCGAATACGGGACGCTGGCTTGGGTGAAACTGGCCGATAAATGGGCCGAGCAAGAGCGTGCCCGCAAGGCCGCAGGGGGCTTTTGATGTCTGATTTGACGGGCGACAACACAATGCAGATTGACAGCAACGACAGCCCGTCGTTGTCTGTCACGGGGACCGAGCAAACCGCGCCCGACGCGACGCCGCAGGAAATCAACCTCGTCAAGCAGATCATCCAGACGATCAAGGCCGACAAGCGGCACCATAAGATCGCCTTCGACCGTATGCGCCACGACATGCAGATCGCGACGTGGGGTGCTGACAAGACTTGGATCAAAGAGAACTACGTCGCCAATATCGCGGGCCGCCATATCCGGCAGAAGACCGCCGCGCTCTACGCGAAGAACCCGAAAGTCTCCGCGCGGCGCCGGGAGCAGATTGACTTCGCTATTTGGGACGAAAACCCGCAATCGCTCATGATCGCCATGCAGACCGTCATGGCGGGGCAAGCCGCCGTGCAAGCCGCCGCCACGACGCCCGCGCCGATGCCTGCCGACCCTATGGCAGCACCCGCAGCCGCGCCCGGCGCGCCGCAAGAGGGCTGGCAGGGCAGCGTCAGCATGTCGGGCACGCCGGGGGGCAATATGGACCCGCGTATGCGCGTCTCGGCGCCCACGCTCGGCCACAACGGGGGGCCGGCGTTGCCGCCCGTGCCGCAAATGCCGCCCGGCTTCGATCAGGCAATGGCGCTCGTCGCGGACTTCCAGCAAGGGCTCCAGCGCCGTCAGATGTACGGCAAGATCGGCAAAACGCTGGAGATCCTGTTTGCGACGGCGCTGGCGAACCAGCAGCCGATCGACTTCAAACGCGGCATGAAGGCCGTAGTGCGGCGCGCACTGACGACCGGCGTCGCCTATGCGGAACTCGGCTTCCAGCGCGAAATGG